ACACCTGTGTCTACTTATACTTCTCACCCCCCGTGTGCAAACAGGGCAAACATGTCGTACTCGTCATACCCCCAAGACAGAACCTGCTCCTGCTCACCCCTTACCCCTCACGCCAAGGACTGCCAACATGCGCTATCAAAAGTCGAGCCGTCTACGTGGCTCCAGCCGTTACGCAAGAAAAAAAAGTGCTCGGACTTCAAGGCCCCGACGCTACAGCGCGAAGAAGCGAACCTATCGCAAAAAGACCTCAAAGAAGCGCATGATCAACATGTTGAGTCGCAAAAAGCGGGACACGATGCTCTCCGCAGCGTTCAGTGGCAGCAACCCCTCACCCGAGTCCCCTGTGACTCCCGGCACCCCCCTGCAGATGACCGCCAACAGCCCCACTAATGGCCGCGTACACATGACGTTTACAAATGTGTCACACCGCTACCTCGTTCCCAACAATTCTGCGTACACGGCCTACCGCACTGCCACGAACACCTACGTCAAGGGGTTCTCACAGACCTACACCATTATTCCAAATAATGAAAGTGCATGGTGGCATCGACGAATCATGTTCGCAACGAAGGAGATCTACTCCACAGTGGAGATTCAACAAAGCATTGGCGTCCAGCCCTTCCTTGGCTCAACCACAAACCTACCCATGCGCGATTTAGGCAACATCACAGAGGGTCCCTACAATGATCTGCGCAATAACATACTCGGCGAGTTGTTTGCCGGTACCCCCGGTGTTGATTGGATTTCACCATTCCGAGCCAAGACCGACAGAACCCGCATTTCGGTCATTTCAGACCGCTCTTTCAATTACTCGTCAGCCAATGACACAGCGAAGCCCCGCATCATTAAGACATATGATGCAATCAACAAGTCAGTTGTTTATTCGGACGTAGAAAACGGCCTTAGCATGAATCCCTCTCCTTTGTCTGTAGATTCAAAACGTGGTATTGGAAATATATATGTGGTTGATTTCTATTTCTGTCCATCGCCGGAGGATGATGGAGTAGATTTGACTGTTTCATCACAATCTACATACTATTGGCATGAAAAATAGGCTCATCCACCCTTACAAAAATGCAATTTTTATCCATCCATTCAATGTCAGCTGACTCCATGCCCAAGCGTGGATCCACATTTGACAACCAAATACTAGGCTTCCCCCAAGGGATTAGCTTAGGTTCCCTGTAAAGACATTTCACAGTAACCCATGCTTGACATCCCAACCATTCCTTGAACGAAGGGAAAAACTTAATTCCTCCCCGTAGGTCGTCAAAGACGGCATATTCCACGTCTCTATACTTGAGACACTCATCTCCGGACACCAGTCCGACGCAGTAGATATGTGGGCCAAGAGATCTAGCCCACAAAGTCTTTCCGGTTCGGGACTCTCCATATACACAGATTGACATACATCTGCCTGAACCCGTTAGCTTCAATCCACATCTAATTCAGAAGGGGCGCGTCTCTGCACCACTGGGGGGTGGTCCCCCCAGGGGGGGGACCCAGTGGGGCTAGACCGACCAACCCGGCCCGGCGCAGCCGATATGGTCCCATAACTTACCTACGAGTGGTTCTCCACATCCAATACCAGATTGCGATAGCCAATCATCTCTTCCATCAAACTCGCCTCCAACAAAGCTGATCCCCGTCGGTGACTCATAGACGGGAGGGAGAGCTGCATATTTCCAGTCGCAGTACTTGGTGAGTGACGAGAAAGACACTGCTGCAGCCTTAGGATCCAGCATATGCACCAGTCGCCAAAACTCGTCTCGATTCGGCGCACTCGTAATCTCAGTCCACTTAGATATAGACGACTCATTTCCTCCTCGGCTGACTGGTTCCGGTCTCGCGAGCCCCCCGCAGATGACATCACCATCCTTGATCGTATAGTCGTATCCCTTTTCCGGTGTTCCTCGAGAATGTTGAATGTTTGGGTGGAAACCTCCCACATCGAATACATCAACTTTTCTGCTTCTAAACTTCCGTCCGAAGTCGCAAAAGCAATGGAGGTGAACTCCTCCATCCTCGTGAGCCTCTCGCGCAACGATGCACTCCCCTCCAAGTGTCGAAATGCGGTCCATAACTGCGAATCCATCGAGGTCTCCACACTGAGCATAAGTGAGGAGGACATACCGAGCATTAACCGAGAAAGACATGTGATCAAGAATGTGTTCTTCGAAGTCCTGGGCAAACTAATACTATAGCCCAGGACACAGGACACACCTGTGTCTACTTATACTTCTCACCCCCCGTGTGCAAACAGGGCAAACATGTCGTACTCGTCATACCCCCAAGACAGAACCTGCTCCTGCTCACCCCTTACCCCTCACGCCAAGGACT